TTAAATTATATTGTCCTGACACTTCATTTTGGACAAAAAAAAGACTTAAAAAAGAAGTCTATCTACTGAAGGAAAACCAAGCAAGTAGAATAAATCTTAATAATAATTAAAAAATAGTTATTAAATTATTTGTTTATAAGTTTTAAGTTTACTAGATTTGATTATCAAACAAATACTTAAAGACAAAATGGACAATAATATTACACTAAGTTTAGATGTATCTACAATAGATAACCTATACAAAGAAACTAAGATTAGTAAAAAATTACTTACAATAGGAAATTTAATAAACAATCTTATAGCAGATAATCAATGGATTAATGAGGTAAGACAAGAGATAAAGTACAATAGAAAAAAATTAGTAGATTTAAAAAATCGTTTATCTTGGGAAAAAGAGATAATAAGATCATCTGGTACATATGTACAAACTAATAGTGATCACGTAATTAACCATATAGAAACAGAGATATGGAATATTAAAAATCAAAATGAATTTAATAGAAATCATATCAAAGAAATGAAAGAGGTTATTAAAAGAAGAAAAGAAAAACTAAAAGAATTAATATAATATGAAAAAGACATTAAAACTTATCGGAGAATTTATTTTTGTAGTATCAATATTTGTCCTGTTCTGGGCATCACTATGGATATTTGCATAATAAAATAACAACTAAAAAAAAGAATATGGTAATACATAACGAAATCTTTGACACTTATAGATTAGAACAAAAAGAAATTAATAAATCTTTACAGCTTCTAATAAAAAATAAATACACTATCTTCGACCAAGATGGAAATAGAGTATATGAAAAAGAAAAGACAGTATAGAAGTCAACAAGGCAGATCACCAAAGCAAAGAGAAACAAATTATAAAATGATGTTTTACTCCTTGCTTGGTCTGTTTATAACAATGTTATATATATTTTTGAAATATGGTTTTACTAATTGATGCCGATTCATTAATCTTCGCTTCTTGTTATCGTTCTAAAAAAGAATCTAAAAATATCCTGGATAAGTTTTATTCTAACATTGATGATGCTATTGTAAAGTTCGATGAGCAGTATATGAAAATTGTCAATGACTTAGAGGAGTATTTTGAGATTGACGAAATCATAACATTTAATGGATGTAAAGGAAACTTCAGAAAACAAATAACAAAGAAGTATAAAGCCAATAGAAAAAAGCAAGACCTACCCCCACTCCTTCACGAAATGCACGATTACGTCAAAAAGAACTATAATAGTATCTATGGTTTTGGAATAGAAACTGATGATCTTGTGGCTAAATACTGGTATGAGATAAGCAATAGTATAGGTAGGGAAGAAGTAATGATAGTATCAATAGATAAAGACTATAAGCAGTTTCCTTGCTTAATGTACGATTATCATTATAAGCATAAAGAAATACTAGACATAAGTCCAGACGAAGCTCTATATAACTTCTATGAACAAATGATAGTAGGAGATACAGCAGACAATGTAAACTACTTTAAAGGAAAAGGAAAAGCATTTGCAAAAAAGTATTATAAGCATTGTAAAACAAAGTATCAATACACTAAACAACTATACAACTTATTTAAAGAAATATACAAAGGCAAAGCAAGACAGAAATATGTAGAATGTTATAACCTTTTAAAATTGAGAGAAAGATGAATTTAAAACCTATAGAGATAGCAAATAAATTACAAGAGTTTTCTGGAGTTAATCCTTTTGAAAATTCTAGACAACAACCTGCTGTAGAAATAAGGTCTTTATTATGTTATTTGTTAAGAGAAAAAATACAAATGAGATGGACTGCTATAAGTAATTTCTTTACTGATAATAATAAACCGATGACACACGCATCAGCAATACACGCAGTAAAGACATATCCTATAAATAAAAAGCATAATAAGAAGCTGCTGGAATACGAAAGAATGTTTCAATTTAAGAGTGATCTTAATTATGACCAAATAGATAAGATACATTATCTAGAAAATAAAGTAAGAAACCTAGAGAAAAAATTAGTTCATCCATTACTAGGAATAATAAAAGATATTCCAGAAGATAAATACGATGAAGTTCTGGAATTTGTCGAAAGACTAAAAAAAGGATGGGCCTGGAAACAAAAAGTATTATAATGGAAAAAGATAAAAACAAAAGAAAAGAAATACCACTATATAGAGGTCTAATAAAATATTTTCCTGATGCTCTTTGTGAAGTCGCTAGAGTAAGCTATATAGGAAGCAAACAACATCACCCTGATGAAGATATACATTGGGATAGAGAAAAGAGTAGTGATGACCTAGATGCGCTTATGCGACACCTAATGGAAAATGGTATGCACGATATAGATGGGGTTCGTCATAGTGCTAAACTCGCTTGGCGCAGCTTAGCCCATCTTCAAAAAGAGATCGAGGGAGATAAGTTTGAGGAGGGTTATGATGAGCAGTTTGGTTCTTTCAAAAGAAGTAAGAAGTGGTATAAGGAACAATACAATAGAAACAGAGACCCTAAAGATCATATTTAATTATTGAGTTTTATAAAATCATAAGATTAATACGTTATATAGATATAGAGAATTAATTAATTAATATTTTATTAATTGTGGATAAAAGGAAAAACAATGGTGGGCATTCAACAAAAGGCTATGCAGGAAGGCCTAAGAAAGCCGATGAATTAAAGTTAATAGAAAAGCTAGATAATCTTATTGATAATGATGAGGTTATAAAAACATTAGGTAAGCAAATCTTTAAAGGTGATTCAAGAGCAATGTCATTATACTTTGGATATAGATATGGTAAACCAAAAGAATCAGTAGATATAAACTCTAGTGAAGGTTTTAATATCAACTTCAAAGACCTTATCAAGTTTAAGTGATTGAGATAAACAAAAAGTATTCACCTATTACTAATGCAGATTCTAGGTACTTTATAGTTACTGGAGGTCGAGGTTCTGGAAAGTCATTCTCAATAAACCTACTCTTAGTTCTTCTAACATACGAAGCTGGACACACTATCCTATTTACTAGATACACTTTGGCCTCAGCTTACATATCTATCATCCCAGAATTTATAGACAAACTAGAAACCCTAGACATACAAAACGATTTCTACATTACAAAAGACGAGATACGAAATAAGCGTTCAGGAAGCAAGATATTGTTTAAAGGTATCAAGACATCATCAGGAGACCAGACAGCTAATCTAAAGTCATTACAAGGTGTTACAACGTGGGTTATGGATGAGGCTGAGGAACTAACAGACGAGGCTATATTTGACAAGATAGATTTATCAGTAAGAGACCTTACGCAAACAAACAGAGTTATTATGATCTTGAATCCTGTTACTAAAGAGCATTGGATATATACCAGGTTCTTTGAAGAAAGGGGAATAATGGAAGGAAGCAATGTTACAAAAGACAACACTACATATATCCACACTAGCTACCTAGACAACATAGACAACTTATCAGAAAGCTATATAAGCCAAATAGACAACATTAAAAAGAGGAGGCCTGAAAAGTATAAGCATCAAATACTTGGACAATGGTTAGCAAAAGCTGAAGGTGTAATCTTTACTAATTGGAAGATAGGCAGGTTTAAAGAAATAGGAGTTTCTGTATTTGGTCAAGACTTTGGATTTGCAAGTGATCCCTCAACCTTGATACAGACAAACATAGATACTAACAACAAAGTGATATACCTAAAAGAGTGTTTCTTTCTTCCAAGATTAACAACATCAGAAATAGCATTACTGAATCTCAAACACGCAAAGAGTAGTTTAATTGTAGGTGATAGTGCTGAACCTAGACTTCTATCTGAAGTCAAATCAAAAGGATGTAACATAACACCATCAATCAAAGGGCAAGGTAGCGTAACCTATGGCATATCACTATTACAAGACTATGACTTGGTGATAGATGCAGACAGTACAAACCTCATCAAAGAACTTAACAACTATTGTTGGTTAGAACGCAAGTCTAATACTCCAATAGACAAATGGAATCATTGCATAGATGCTATACGATATGCTGTAAGTTATCAACTCCAGAACCCTAATAGAGGTACATATTACATAAGTTAGTTATTAAACTTTTTGTAAATTAAGTAAAGAATCGTATATTGCAGTATGGATGCAGAACAGAATCTACATAATCTAGAATACCTAAACAACTCTATACTTGTTTCAGAGATTCTTCAGAAATGGAAAAAACAAAAGCCAGATCACAAAGAATTAAATGAAGTTGTAGATGCTTATATACAAGTAGTGTTTTATATAACTAGAATAACACAAGACAATACAGTAAAAGACAGCTTGATTTCCAAATATAGATATGAAAGAAATAAAGCACTTTTAGAATTAGAAGAATTAAAAAAGAAATATAACAACTTAAAAGACCTATAATATGTCAGACTGGTTTGACCATTTAAATCCAATTGATGCACCACAATACCAATGTAGTCATTGTGAAAAGCCTTTATATCAGGATAAGCAATATTGTTCTAACAATTGCTTTGAAGCTGATATGATGTGAGTAGTTTTGTTTTGTTTAGTTTGAATTAAAGGTCGGTAGAAATACTGGCCTTTTTTTTATTATTTTTACTTAAAATAAAATCCACTTTTAAATACGTTATATATATATGAAACTAAGTATCGATATTCCAACATCACTAAAAGATGTTACGTTAAAGCAATACAAGCACTTTCTTAAAATGCAAAGTGCAAATGATGATGAAAGGTTTATACAAGCAAAGATGATTGAGATATTCTGCAATGTAAGATTAGACCAGGTAATGAAGTTAAAGTTTAATGACACACAAGAGATAGTTAAGATACTATCTGGATTGTTTGAAGAAAAACCTGCTTTAGTACATAAGTTTAAAATCAATAAAAAGGAATACGGATTTCATCCTGAATTAGATGATCTTAGTTTAGGTGAGTACATTGACTTAGATACATACATAGGTGATTGGGATAATATAGAAAAAGCAATGAATGTTTTGTATAGGCCTATTGCTCATAAGCTAAAAGACAAGTACAGTATAGAAGAATATAAAGCTGAAGATAATCCTGATATATTAGATATGCCTATGGATGCAGTCTTGAGTTCTATTTTTTTTTTGTGGAATTTAGGGATAGACTTGTCGAGAACTATGACGAATTATTTGGACAGTCAACAAACAGAAGCCTTGACGGAGTATCTGTCTTTGCAAGAAAATGGGGGTGGTATCAATCACTTTATTCACTCGCTGGAGGGGATATTACAAGACTTGAAAGTATCTCTGAATTAAATGTACACAAGTGTTTTATGATGTTAGCTTTTGTAAAAGAAAAAAACGAATTAGAATCGAAACAAATTAAAAAGAAATTTAAATGAGTAATCAAGGAGTAAGAGGTTTTTATCAATTAACAGAAACTATAAAAGAGCAGTTGTTACAAGACCAAAACATCAATACAGTAACAACAGGTAATTTATCAGATGTTAATTTAAACAAACAAGACATATTTCCTATGGGTCATATTATAGTAAACTCTGTAGTTGATGAGGAACAAGTGTTGAGATTTAACATAAGCGTATTAGCTATGGACATAGTTGACTTCTCAAAGAGTTTAACAATAGACAGATTTAAGGGTAACAACAATGAGCAAGACATTCTTAACACACAATTAGCAGTAGTAAACAGACTAATACAGAGACTTAGAAAAGGTCAACTATATACTGAAATGTATCAGCTTGATGGAAACCCTACTTGTCTGCCTTTCTTTGATAGGTTTGAAAACAACCTAGCAGGATGGACAGTAACTATGGATGTACTAATTTATAACGACATATATATCTGCTAATGAAATTTGAAAACTTAGAAGAACAAATAAAAAAGTACGCAAAGTATGTAGTACAACAATCAAAGTCAAATCTGACTAAAGATAAAAAAGGTGGTGGTGATTTATACAACTCTATTTCTTATGATCTTGATGTTGAAACAAACGCTTTTCTACTAGACTTCCTTATGGAAGATTATGGTGCATTTGTAGATAAAGGTGTAAAGGGTAAAACCTCAACATATCCAGAAACAAGTTCTGCACTATCTAAGTTTCAATACGGAAGTGGTACTGGCCCAAAAGGTGGTTTGACTAAAGCACTTTACAACCCAGAAACAGAAAGTGGCTGGATAAAGAAAAAGAAATTTCAATGGAAGGACAAAAAAACTGGTAGGTTTTTAAGCTATAAAAGTATGAGTTATTTAATTGCAAGAAGCATTTATAACAAAGGTTTAAAAGCTAATATGTTTTTTTCAAAACCTTTTGAAGTAGGATTACAAAGGTATGGAGATGACTTTTTAGAAGGCTTCATTTTAGATATAGAAAGACAAACAATATTCGGAGAAAAATAAACAACTATGGCAAATATAGCATTAAGAAGTCCTCAATATAAATTTATAGATATACCTTCTTCAGGGGTTTTGTCTGCAAAGTGTACAATAACAATAGGAGGTACACTAAGATATACATTAACTAAAAACGTAAGTCCATCTACTGGGTGTAACTTTGACATATCAGAACTTGCACGAGATTACTTAGACATCACTTATTCATCATCATATACAATAGATTATATTGATATTGTTACAGTCGTTACTACACACCCACAAGTTAATGGGGGTGGAACAGCAGTTGCAACTAATACTTATACTGATAAAGGTTATGAAGCCTATGGGTATTATTCTGAATTATCTAATCCGACTGTTCCTTTCACAACTGGCGCACAATTTTTAATAGCACCTCAAGATGACCATAGTTCGTTAAGGTGGCAAATATATGTGCCTTTTGGTGTTGCAGGTTATGTAGGTTATACTAATTCGACAGGTATATTTTCTATGAGTTCATATAGCACAACCGATACTACTGCATCAGGTCAGGGCAATATATGCACGATAAACAGAATAGATTGTACAAAATATGGAGATGGAAGAAAGATAACATTTATAAATAGATATGGCGTTCAGCAAGATTTATGGTTTTTTTTAAAGA